GCTGACGCACCAGAAGTACTCGACCCCGAAGTCTTAACTGCATTCGGTGAAGTCGCTAAAGAACTTGACCTGCCACAGGAAGCTGCACAAAAAGTATTAGACAAAGTCGCACCTGTAATACAGGCAAGACAAGCAGAACAGGTAGAAAAAGCAAGAGTAGAGTGGGCAGAAGAATCAAAATCAGATGATGAATTTGGTGGCGAAACTTTTGAAAATAATCTCGAAGTTGCAAAAACAGCCCTTAATGCTTTTGGTACTGATCCTTTTAAACAGTTGCTGTCAGAATCAGGCTTGGGAAATCATCCCGAAGTAATTCGGTTTATGTACCGAGCAGGTAAGGCAATAAGTGAAGACAGTTATGTTGGCAATTCACAAGGATCTAACGCACAAAGCGGTGGTGTTCCTCAAGATTTTGACGGCAAAGCTAACGCACTTTATTCAAATCAGCAAAACAAGTAAGGAGTTATTAAATGGCTACACTCTCAAACTCAAATTTAACACTAGCGGATTGGGCTAAAAGATCTGACCCAGACGGTAGAGTTCCCATCGTTGCAGAATTACTCTCACAAACCAACGAAATATTAGATGATTGCGTTTTTAAGGAAGGTAATTTACCTACTGGTGAACGTGTAATTATCAGAACTGGTTTACCATCAGTTTATTTCCGTGCATTAAACCAAGGTATTCCCGGCAGCAAATCAACAACTGCTCAAGTTGATGAAGCTTGTGCAATTCTAGAAGCACGTTCTGAAGTAGACAAAGACTTAGCAATGTTAAATGGTAACACTGCTCAGTTCCGTTTATCTGAAGATACTGCGTTCTTAGAAGCAATGAACCAGACTCAAGCAGAAACAATGTTCTACGGCAACCCCGGAACAGATCCTAAGAAATTTTTAGGATTAGCACCAAGATATGGTGACTTATCTGCTGACAACGCTGTAAACATTCTTGATGCAGGTGGATCAGGTTCTGATAACGCTTCTGTATATCTAGTTGTTTGGGGTGATCAAACTGTATATTGTCCATTTCCTAAAGGATCTAAAGCAGGTTTAACCCATGAAGATCTTGGTGAGCAAACTGTTTACAACAGTGACGGTACAAGGTTACAAGCTTTTGCTACTCGTTACCAATGGAAAAACGGTTTAGTTGTAAAAGATTGGAGATACGTTGTTCGTATTTGCAACATTGATATTTCTGATTTAGTTGGTGTTACTGGTACTCAAGCTACAACTGCTGCAACTGCACTTGTTAAATTAATGGCAAGAGCAACATACAGAATACCAAACATGGCTATGGGTAGAGCAGCATTCTATATGAACAGAACAGTTCATTCTGGATTGTCTATTGCAGCTATGGATAAGTCACAAAATGTTCTTGAAATACAAAAAGGACTAACTCAATTTGGACAGGCAAAAAGCTACTTATCATTTTTGGGTACTCCAATCAGACAGGTAGATTCGTTAATTAACAACGAAGCTCGTGTAGTTTAATCTTATTATTAACAAAGGAGATTTAAAATGATTACAGATTCATTGCTTAGAGTAAGCGAAGATCAAGCGGTAACAACAACTGCTGTATCTACTAACACTATTGATTTAGGCGTTGCTAGAGACATGGGTGAAGGTACTGCTTTGTACATGAACTTTGCATTAACCGAAGCATTTGCTAACGGTACTAGCGTAACTTTTGAAGTTATTACTAGTGCAAGTGCAAACTTAGGTACACCAACTGTTATTGGTAGCAGTGCAGTATTAGCTACAGCAGCACTTACATTAGGTAAGAACATTGTTGTACGTTTAAATCCAGATATTGCCGGCAAAGGCCAGAGATATCTTGGTGCTAGATATACTGTTGTTGGTACTATGAACGCAGGTAAAGTTACTGCTGATGTAGTAGAAACAATTGGTGATGGTCAAAAGTACTATGCTTCTGGCTTTACCGTAGTTTAATAAGGAAAATCTATGCCTATTTACAGAGCTAAAATCAAGTGTTTCGTTGGTCAATCCATGCGAGAAGCTAACGAAGAGTTTGAATACAACGGAGAGTTTAATAGTAATATTGAATTAGTTGGTGGAACTGAACCTGATCTACCTGTGGCGTCAAACACAACCGTACCGTCAGAGGATGTTCAGCCAACTACTCAATCAGTTGATTATCAATCAATGACTAAAGCAGAACTCGAAGTGTTTGGTCGTACTATCGGTATTGAACTAGATAGAAGACAAACTAAAGAAACTCTTATTAGTCAACTTGTAGAAGCAAATAAGTAGGCATTGGTTATCTTATTTACTTACTGGGGGCTAGTAGTAATACTGCTAACCTCCTCTTTTTTTAGGAGATGTTATGGCAACTGAAGTAGATATTTGCAACCTTGCCCTAGCTCATTTGGGTGATGATGCAACAATAGCTTCGCTTAATCCACCAGAAGGATCGGCTCAAGCAGAAAAAGCTGCACGTTTTTATCCAATAGCAAGAAATACTTTGCTAGAGATGCATACATGGAACTTTGCATCTAAACGTGGCAATTTAGCATTAACTACAAATACTCTTGACCAATGGGATTATGCATATGTAGCCCCTGCGGACATGATGTCACCTATCGCAATAATATCTCCTACAGCCCAAAACGATTACGCCACAAGAATGTCAGCCGGTGATACTCCCGGTGGAATAACATCTAACTATGCACCTACTATTGTGGCAGGGCAATATACACCACAACAATTTACATTAGAAGGCGATTTAATCTATACAAATCAAGAAAATGCAATGCTTAGATATCAAGCGTTTATAACTGATCCATCGTTATTTTCTCCTTTATTTGTAATTACTTTGTCATGGCATCTGGCATCAATGCTTGCAGGTCCTGTAATTAAAGGTGATCAAGGAGCAGCAGAAGCAAAACGTAGTACGCAAATGATGACTAATTATTTAACAAGTGCAAAACAATCTGACAATTTACACAGAGATATAACAGTAGAGCATATAGTTCCTTGGACATCTGGGAGGTAATTTATGCCAGTAACACGGAATTTTAAACAAGCTTTTTCTGGAGGTGAAATATCACCAGAAATGTTTGGACGTATTGCTGATAATAAATTTCAACAAGGTGCAGCAACAATGCGTAATTTTATTGCTAAACCTCAAGGACCTGCACAGAATAGACCGGGATTTGCATTTGTAAGAGAAGTAAAAGATAGTACAAAATCTACTAGATTATTATCTTTTACATTTAATACAACCCAAACAATGGTTATTGAAATGGGTGATTATTATTTTAGGTTTCATACTCAAGGACAAACTTTATTTTATAACGATGGTGCAGCATGGAGTAATAGCACTACTTATGCAATTGGTGATATAGCAAAACATAATAATGTAAATTATTACGCTAGAACAATAAATTCAAATCAACAACCACCCAATGCTACACATTGGTATCCGTTGCCAACAAATCCAAATATATATGAAATATATTCGCCATATTCTGAAGCTGAACTATTTGACGTAAATTATGTGCAATCTGCTGACGTTTTAACAACTGTGCATCCTAATCACGCACCTAATGAATTAAGAAGATATGGAGCTACAAAATGGATAATACAATCTATTGACTTTGGAAGTCCTCTTGCAGCCCCCACTGGTGTAAGCGTTTCTATGTATATTCCTAGTTCTACTTCAACAAGTACTGATACTTATGTAGATCACGAATATGTTGTTACAGCAGTAAAGGATAATTTAGTTGATGAAAGTAATCAATCGTCTTCTGCATCAGTAAGCAATAATATATTTGTTACTGGAGCAAAAAACACTATTACATGGAATGCTGTTTCTGGTGCTAGTCGATATAGAGTATATAAAGCACAAGGTGGTATATTTGGATTTCTTGGTGAAACTACTACAACTACACTTGTAGACGATAATATTGCACCTGATTTTGCTAAGACACCGCCAATACATGAAAATGATTTTGTAGGTACAGGAAATTATCCGGGTGCTGTATCTTATTTTGAACAACGCAGAGTATTTGCAGGTACAAATAATGCACCACAAAATATATGGATGACTAAATCAGGTACTGAAAGTAATATGTCTTTTGGTATTCCTATACGAGATGATGACCGTATTGAGTTTAGAGTTGCTGCTCGTGAAGCAAATACTATAAGACACATAGTTCCATTAACAAACTTACTTATGCTTACTGGATCAGCAGAATGGCGTGTAACTTCTGTTAATAGTGATGCTATAACTCCTACTTCTATATCTGTAAAACCGCAATCATATGTTGGTGCAAATAATGCACAACCAGTAATTGTTAATAATAGCTTAGTATATGCTGCTGCTCGTGGTGGTCATATAAGAGAACTTGGTTATAACTGGCAAGCAAATGGTTTTATTACAGGTGATTTATCTCTTCGTGCTCCACATTTGTTTGATAATTTTACAATAATAGATATGGCTTTATCAAAGTCACCAATACCTATTGTATGGCAAGTAAGTAGTAGTGGTAAATTATTAGGTCTTACATATGTTCCAGAACAACAAATAGGTGCATGGCATCAACATGATACAGATGGTACTTTTGAAAGCGTAGCTTGCGTGTCTGAAGGAAATGATGACGTTACATATTGCATAATTAAAAGACTTATTAATGGCAATAGTGTTCGATATATAGAACGCATGGGTACAAGATTATTTGCAACTCAACGTGATAATTTTTTTGTAGATGCAGGTGCTACATATAACGGAACAAATACAAACACAGGTCAAAACGTAACTATATCTGGCGGCACAAACTACACAAAAGGTGAAACTGTTACGATTACCACTAACTACAATTTATTTAATGCACCACCTAGTGTTGCAGATAAAGATGATGCAATAGTTTTAGTTGATGGCACTACGTTATATCGTCTTACTATTCTTGGCACATCAAGCCAAACAGTAGCAACTGCAAAATTAGATAAAGATTTACCTGTATCTTTGCGTAATACAGCCATAACAACCTATGAAGTTGCAAGAAATGTTATATCAGGTGTTTCTTGGTTAGAAGGTAAAACAGTAAACATTTTGGCAGATGGTGCAGTACATCCACAAAAAGTTGTATCTAGTGGTTCTATTACGTTAGATCGTGCAGCTAGTGTTGTGCATCTTGGATTGCCTTACGAAAGTGATTTAAATACTTTACCTATGGCATTGCAAGTAGAAGCATTTGGTCAAGGTAGAGTTAAAAATTTAAATCATGTATGGTTACGAGTATTAGAATCATCTGGTATTTTTGCAGGTCCTAGTGCAGATAAATTAGTAGAAGCAAAACAACGTACAACTGAACCATATGGATCACCACCAGATTTAAAAACACAAGATATAAAAATTATGCTTACACCACAATGGCAAGATAATGGACAGTTATTTGTACGTCAAACAGACCCATTACCACTAACAATTGTAGGTTTAACATTAGAAGTAGCTATGGGTGGATAGTGTGACCGTAAGCAGATATCAT